GCGGATTTGCGTTCTGCGAATTTGAGTTCTGCGAATTTGAGTTCTGCGAATTTGAGTTATGCGGATTTGCGTTCTGCGGATTTGCGTTATGCGGATTTGCGTTATGCGGATTTGCGTTCTGCGAATTTGAGTTCTGCGAATTTGAGTTCTGCGAATTTGCGTTCTGCGAATTTGAGTTCTGCGAATTTGCGTTCTGCGAATTTGAGTTCTGCGAATTTGAGTTATGCGGATTTGCGTTCTGCGAATTTGAGTTATGCGGATTTGCGTTCTGCGAATTTGAGTTATGCGCAAAACTTATACTTTCCTTATTCGTGCCCAGATTTTGGAATTTTTATTGGTTGGAAAAAGGCAAGTGGCTATATCGTACAACTTGAAATCCCTGAGGATGCAAAAAGATGTTCGGCTACTGGTAGAAAATGTCGGTGTAATAAGGCAAAGGTATTAGGGATTTACGATTACAAGCATAACTTAACGGATGTTCAAGAAGTTTCCTCTGATAGAGATAAAAATTTTATTTACAAAGTCAGAGAAATAGTATCGGTTGACGATTTTGACGAAGATAGATGGAATGAATGTTCAACAGGTATTCATTTCTTTATTAATTTTCAAGAGGCTGTTAATTATTGCTGTTAAAGGAGAGGTGAACCATGAGAGAAATTTGTGGAAATTGCAAGTACAACAAGCGTGACTTTTCAAAGCCACAAGGCAGAGGTTATGCAGAGTTTTGTTGCGGAAACGAGAATGGCGAATATTACAGTGTGCCAACATTTTATGATGATACTTGCATGGATTTTGAGGAAAAGGAGTAACAGGCATGACAACAGAACTAATCAATCACCCTAGCCATTACAATGCCGAGAACCGCAAGGAATGTATTGTCGAAATGGAAGAATATTATGGTGCAAAAATGGTGGCTATATTTTGCCTGATGAACGCATACAAATATCTTTATCGTGCTGGCATGAAAGGTGGTAACAGCAAGCAACAGGACGTAAGCAAGGCAAGGTGGTATTACGATTATGCGACACATCATTGTAAAGCAACAGGCGTAAGCGAATTAGACAAGTTACTTGATGATATAAGTAAATTATTGAAGGAGGTATAAGCATGGGTGCAGTAACCGAAGATTTTTATAAGAATGTAAAGGCAATGTGTAAACAGAAGAATGTTGCTATGGGCAACCTTGAGTACGAGGTTAAAATTCCAACTGGCTACTACGCAAGGTGTGTCAGGATTGGTTCGGATATATCGTTAGCAATAGCACTAAGAACATGCAAGGTGCTGGGCGTCGATGTAAACGATATGGTAGACAATGATATTGTTTAAGAAAGCGAGGAATGAAAAATGAGTGACACAAAGAATGAGGTAGCAGTAGAAGAAAAGAAAGAAGTAAAAGCAACATCAAACAAGGTTACGGACTTTAGCCTTGGAATTTTCGGAACATCAGATAATTTTATCATGGCTGGGCAGATGGCGAAAGCACTTGCGCAGTCAACACTTGTTCCAAAGGATTACCAGCACAATGAGGCTAACTGCATGATTGCGATTGATATTTCTATCAGGATGAAAACAAGTCCATTCTTAGTAATGCAGAACCTTGATGTTATACAGGGAAAGCCGGGGTGGAATGCAAAGTGGCTTATTGGAACGATTAACGCAAGTCGTAAGTATGACATGGAATTACAGTTTGACTTAAAACGTGACGAGAAAAATAAGCCGTTCTCATGCCAGTGCTGGACTACTAAAGGTGGCAGACGTGTGGAAGGACCAGTAATTGATATGGATATGGCAAATGCCGAGGGGTGGACTTCTAAGAATGGAAGCAAATGGAAAACCATGCCCGAAGTAATGCTTAGGTATCGTGCAGCTTCATTTTTCGCAAGAATGAATTGCCCTGAAATATCAATGGGAATTTATACCTCTGACGAAATCATTGACGGAGATTTTAAAGAATATTCTGCTGATGACATGATGGAGTCCGTACAGAGTACCATTGAGCAGAACGCCAACAAGGAAGATTTTGCAGTGGCTGATGTAGTAGGGGAGGAATAGAGAAATGATTGGAAAAATTGCAATGGGAATGACATTAAAGTGTTTGTCTTGCCATAAACCTATCAAACTCACAGATGATACTTTTAAATTTACTTTCTATGGAGAATATGTCAAATGCCCAGATTGCAACATGATATTTGACATTCAGGCTTATCACATAAATGGGGAGATTGCAGAAAGCGAGGTGGAATAATGCGTGTGATAAGCCAATCGGGATATATCGACATCCCATACGAGGGAACAGCAATTACGGTCGGTTGGAGTGGAGATAAAGGCAAGTATTTCATATACGGAAACGGAATGTTTCGCAACACGCACACAGAATTAGCAGAGTATTCCACCGAGGAAAAAGCTATCAAGGCTATGGAGATGTTGCGTGAGGTTTACAGTAAGGGAATATATATCGAATATCCCAAAATTGACGAGAACAAGATTTCAAAAGATGATGATTTATCTCTTTGGAACGCACAGACGTTTACGAAGTTTTATCCAGAGGGATATTACAGACCTTGCAAAATTTTTCAGTTTCCAGCTGATGATGAAATCGAGGTGTAGACCATGAAAAATATTAATACATTATTAGCAGAACTGAACACAAGGAAAGATTTTGATGTTATACGAACAGGCTTTGACGGAGGTATGGGAGTTTTCACAAAAGGTTATCAAAAAGGAATGACAGTAATTTGGAGTTATGCAGGCGGTTGGGAACACGTCAGCATTGACGGAAAGAATCGTATGCCGACATGGGAAGAAATGTGCGAGTTAAAGGATATGTTCTTTAATGATGATGAATGTTGCGTTGAATATCATCCGCCAAAGAGCGAGTATGTGAACAATATGAAATACTGCTTGCACATTTGGAAACCGATTGAAGAATACAGCGGTGTGTTACCTATGCCGCCAAGCATATTCACAGGAATAAAGGGAGTAGGTGAGTTCAAATGAAAACTGCAAGCATATCGGAAATGCTGAATGATTTTAACAATGGCACTTACGATTTGACGGACAATGGGAAGTGTACGGAATGTGGTCAATGTTGTAGCAACCTTTTACCTATGACAGAGGAAGAAATAAGAAAAATCCGCAAATATATCAAGAAACACAATATTAAGGAATGTACACATGGTATGGGACAATTTGCAATGCTGCAACCATACATAGATATGTGTTGTCCGTTTCTGGACGATAGCAAGAAAACGCATAAATGTACCATATACCAACAGCGTCCACTTGTGTGCAGGGATTTTATCTGCTGTCCGTCAGAAAGACCAGCAGTTTCCATTGAATACGCTATGAGTGCAAATGTTGTAAACGTGAGAGAAACATTTTTCAGAAAGTGAGGTTAATAATAAAATGGCAGAAATAAAATTGATTGAAAAAGATACAGATATATCATCATTGAAAATAAACAAATTAGATTGGGATGTTGTAGTAAATAATGAGCCATTTCAAGTAGTTGTGATAAATGATTATGTTCATACAATCGGCGGCAGGCATGGAGAAAATAATTTATGGATGTACCCAAGATACGAAGAACCAACATATGAAAATCTTGTTGAATATGATGGTGTTGGTTGCGGTGTATGTTGGGGAATTAAGTACGAACCACATAATTACATAAGATGTAAATGGGGCGAATTAGAATGCTTTACAAGTGGCGGTGCTACCATTACAAGAAATGGTAAAGATTTTTATTTTTGCAGAGGTGGCATTGATGAGGCAAGAGAAAAAATCAGAAAATTAGAAGACCATCCATTAGATTTGAATATGATTGACTATGAAAAAAATATGATTGGCAGAAAAGTATGGTGGAGAAGTGAGCCGGCAGTTGTTACACATTATTGCGATGGACAGGCTTGTGTAATTCTTGAACCGGATGGAATTGACAAATTTACAATACCTGCGGAGTTTGCTGACGAGGGAAATGATTACTACGAAGATGGAAATGTGAAAGCAGAAATATTTAGCGAACATATTTGGTGGTTCAGAGAGTGAATAGGATAAACAATGCTTACATTTTTTAGAAAGTGAGGTGTGATTGGATTTTGAAAGTGCATTGCCTTTTTGAACAATCCGGCACATTCAAGAACGAGTTCAAAAAGTTGGGATATGAAGCATACGACTACGACAATCAGAATGAATTTGGACAGACTGATTATGTTATGGACTTATTTAAAGAGATTGCGGGGGGGGTATGACGGAGAGCCTAGTATCTTTGACAGTATAA